TCAACTTCTTATTATAATAAACGACATTACCTTGTAAGTCCCACTTCTTGCCGCCTAGACCCCTCATCCATATCCAATTACCATTACGGATGCCATCAAAACAAAAAATACTTTTATCGTATTTACAAATTACTCCCGCTGAGTTACATCTATTTCCCCAAAACAACTTTTGGTCTATTAAAAACCTTATTATACAAACTCGCATAAAGCCTCCTTTTAAAATTGGGGGCCTTTCGACCCCCAGGTTAATTTATGGATAGATACATTCATCGCAAATATCAGTGCCAGGAACGCCTTGAATAAGCTCTCCGCAAACGATACAAGGGACAATTTCGTACTGGCATTCGTGACAACCACGAATACAACTGTTGGGGTTATCGGAATACTCGAATAGCGGGCACCGGCAAAGGGAATCATGCTCAGAAAAAGTCATAGGAGGCTCCTTTTTTTGGGGTTTGCTTCTGCTTCTGCTTCTGCTTGTAAAAAACACACATAACTCACACACACGCACTCCTACCACAAAGAGCGCATGGCCACGGGGGGAATCAAGTTGGCCAGCAGCCGTTGGCTCGCATGGAAATTTTTTCGTTGGCCTCTGGACCGCCACACCAGGTCGTTGGTTCTCAGACCGGTTTTTATAGTCTGAGAACCTTACGACCTTGGCGGTCTGGAGGTCAGCGAAAAAACAACCATGCGAGACGTACGGATGCGGCCCCTCCTTCGACAGGAAGATTTTTTGAGTTTAGTGGGAGTTTGGGGGTCCTGAGGGCCTCTTTTTTCAGCGTGGTTTTTTGTGGAGGGGACATATTTAGCGTTTGACGGTTTTTATGTCAGACGCTAAATATGTTTTGCGTTCCTTCCATAAAAAACTTCGCAACTGAAAAACGAGGACAGCAGGGCGGTCATTACTCCCGCTTTGCTCAAAAAATACTCTGTCGAAGGAGGTTGACTTGAGCACCCCGAGGCCCAATGCGCTATGCCCTCGCTTCGAGGGCCGGGAGGAGTGTGTGTGTGTGTAATCAAGTAGTGGAAGAGTGTACGGACTCTAGGCCACTTGCGTGCATGGGTTGGAGGGGAAGGCTGGCTCTCTTCGTGCGTAAGATAAAATATAAATTTCAGAATATAATAGGTGCGTACTCTTGTAGACGGCGCATTTTAGGCGCTTCGCCTAAAATAAATGTGCGCTTCGCACATTTGCCGGCTATGGGCGGTTAGCCAGCCTTCCCCTCCAAAGCTTCGTCCCTGCAAGTGGCTGTAGAGTCCGTAGCTCTGGAACGGGCTACGCAGACTCCGGCAGGCTGGCGCTTCGCCAGTAATGAGCGTAGCGAACCCTTACCCGCCGGAGGCTCCTTGCCCGCCGCAGGCGTGTTTGAATATCAGATTGCAGTGCCCCGCCGAGTGCTTTCCGGCGGGGAGGAGACAGGGGGGCCCCGCCGGTAATTAGTAGGAGGCGGGATAATATGTAGATTCCTTCCTCCCTGCCGGAGGCCAATGTCAGATTTGCTTTTAACCTCAGACCCGGCGTGGCCGTAGGCCAGCACGCCGTGACGTGATATTTAGATTTAGGCTTTTCATATTAGTTTTCATTCGTTCTGAGTCATCATTCTAGTAATACGCTTCTCTCCGTTAATATTAGTCCTTTTTAAAAACCACCCTTAAGGCAAGGCCCCCTTTGTGTTCACGAAGCCCGCGAATACGAGCGCAGGGGGAAAGCGGGAGTCCAAGTCGAGAGAAACTTCCCGAGCACGCAGACTCTCGCATATGGCAAAGGTTGGAGGTCAGGACGAGCGGCCCTGGAGCGGACGGAGCAAAACATACGATCCAGATGCTCCCTACACAGCACAGGGTTACGACGGACTTCACGGAGGCAGCCCCGACCGCCGGCGGCAGCGCTCTCAGGCTTTATTGAGGGCGCAGGCGCCAAGGAAGAGGGCGTGTTCAACACCCTCCGGCCTGCGTATTGGGCTGAATTCCCCTTTTGCCAACAGAATTCCCAAACTCCGGAATCCAGAACCCGTTTTGCTATTTCTTGGGCGAATGTTGCCTGGGAGTACCTGTCACGGGCAAGTTATCCACAGCGCCTGGAATTCCTCTTGGCGATTCCCAAAACACTGCTCATTTAGGCCTGGACTCCAGTACCTGTGGTGTGCGGGTAGTACGGGAAGGTTGTTGGGAGTACCTACGCAGCACGAGAGCTGACCGGGGCCACGCAGCCCAGGACTCCAAGGGGCGAAGCAGACGACCCCTTTGGTTCCTACGCAGCAATAGAGCCTCGACGGCCCCAAGAGGGAGCGGAGGCGGGGCGCTTGCATCACTGTTCACTTCCTATCGTGACTTACTCTGTTTGCAAGCGACATGCCGCAGCGGTCCTACGCAGCCAGGAGTCCAGTACCCATGATGCTGCCTGTCAAGAGGGGTGCTCCCAGGCATGAGCCTATCAAGGGCAAGGGTGCTGCCTATATGCACACATAGTATGTGCACTCAATAGAAAGGATAGATAGACAGGTGTCTCCCTCCCCACCACGACACACATCAAGTACCCCTACCCCTATTACCTTTGTAATCTACTCCTCTCCAATATCACCATCAAATAAATTTTAAATTTCCAGAGAATCCCAAATCAGACCCACAGATAAATTTTAAATTTCCTGCATATTGGGAATTGTAATTTTTTAGTGCTTTTTTCTTGACAGGGGTTAGGGGAATGTGTAGAGTGAGATCACCTCCTTATCTCAAGTCACATTTTCTGCAGCACCGCCGCCGCAGCACCAAGCCCCCGGGAGTCTGGGCAACTCCTGGGGGTGATTTTTTTTGGGTTCATCCCACTTTGGTCAATTTCTGCTACCTGGAAGTACCACGTCCCGGACGGTAACCATCCCACTTCTTCTTTAAAAACCTACCTGGACCACAGGGTCACTCTCCACTTGTGCAGATAATGAAACATGCTGTGTTGGAATATTAATGTTATCTGCCATTATTTTTACATAGTGTCAAAATATTGACGTTTTTACTTGACAAAAGTGTAAAGTGTCTGTAACCCTATGGTCATGGGCAGGAAGCAAGTAGACGACAAGAATTGGGCAGACCGGGACCGGATAGATTTTCACCGTTGTTATAACGAAGCGGAGGGGTACTATCTGGCGGGGTTGACCTTGGAGGAAATTGGGCAGCGGTTATCCCTGAGTTTAGAGCGCCTGGATGGGTGGGAGAAGGAATACGAGTGGAAAAAGAAGCGGGCGGCGGTAATGACCTCACCCCGGGGAATCGGGACGATTTTGCGGGAGAAGTTGCAGCGGCAGGTGGAGGTTCTTGCGTCTGGTAATGGTGTTCTGGAGGTGGACAAGGTTGAGGAGATCACGAAGCTCACCCTTTTGATCACAAAGATTGAGGGGGCGGGGGGAAACATCCTGGCGGCGATGGTGGAGGTCTTACGTGAATTCTCCCGGTTTTTGAGGGCGAACATCGGGGACCGGGACCAATACCACTTGGTTTCTTCCTGGGTACAGGAGTTTTTGAGGAGCAAGACCGATGTTTAGACTTCTTTTCGCCATGGTCGTCTGCTTTTCTGTGGGACATAAGCGGCATCGGCCCGAGAACAAATATTGTACGAGATGCGGAAAAAAGATCGGCGCCATGGAAAAGGGGACTCCCCATGTGTAAACAGGACTCAATTTTCCCCAAAGGGTGCATTTGTACCTGGATAGGAACCAACTCACGATGTCCTGTGCATGGTGTGTTACCTTTTACTGGTGTCATGGGGCCAGTAGCTGTGACGGTGTATGACCTGGAACCGTACGAGATCAACCTGACAATCGTGGCGATTCAGAGACGTCTTTACTCGATGTGCAAGGTAGGGTGTCCTCATTTGGATGATGTGATGAGTTTGCCTCTGGAGGCCTTTTATCCTCATTGTCAACATGAAGCGACTACGTTGCAGAAGGTTGGAGAGAAACTTTGCCAATCAATCCTGGAGATTTAGAGAACAAGAGTTTAAACCGGAAAATTGGCAAAGCGGAGTTCCGGCGCCGGGCGGAGGAAGTTCTTGGGATTCTGCGCAGCGAGTACGACCCTTTCAAGAATGATACCCCGGAAGAACAAAAGCGGCGGAAACAGCGGGCACTCAGCGACCCGTTTTTCTTTTTACGGACCTACCTGCCGCACTACTGCACGAACAAATTTGCCCCCTTTCATTATGAACTGGTGGCGGCTCTTGAGCGCCGGCCGACCCTGGGCGACTCGGCGGTGGTCCTGCCGGTGGCGAGGGTGGCCCCCCGGGACTTCGCCAAGACCACGATCACGAGTTTCGGGTACGTCCTTCACCAGATCTGTTTCAAGTTGCGGAAGTTCATCATCCTGATTTCTGACACGCAGGATCTGGCCTCTGACCTGACCGGGTACATCTACCTGGAGCTCTGCTTTAATGAGAGGATCAAGCACGACTTTGGAAAGTTGGTGCGGGATAATTGGGCTGTAGAAGCCTTCACGACCCTGAACGACGTGCGGCTACTCTCCCGGGGCAAGGGGCAACGTATCCGCGGCATGAAACATAAGCAGCATCGGCCCGACCTGATTATCCTTGACGATCTTGAGAATGATGCCAGTGCTCGGAACCCGAAGCGGTGTGACGACCTGCTCAGGTGGATCAAGGGAACGGCCTACAACGCTATCGACCCCCGGGGCAACCTGTTCATCGTGGGCACCCTCCTGAGTCAGAAAAGCGCCCTGGCGACTATCGCCCTATCGAAAGATGAACCGTTCTGTTTTTGGGACCGGAAAGTCTACCGGGCGATCACAGACGAAGGGGAATCTCTCTGGCCCGACAAATTTCCCATGGAAATGTTGGAAGAACAAAAGAAGATGATGGGGACCGTGGCCTTCAATCGGGAAAAGATGAATTTCCCGGAAGACGAGAGCGGGTACTTCAAACCGGAGTGGTTTCAATACTACACCGTCGACGACCTGATCGACGTTGAGGGCAAACCTAAGGAACTTTTGGTTTGTTCCTGGTTCGACCCCTCTATCGAAACCAGTTCGCAGCACGATTTTAAGGCTTACATCACGGTGGGTTACTGTCAGGCCGAAAATGTCTTCTACGTCCTGGACGCCTATATCAAGCAGGTGAGCCTTGAGATTGCGGTACAGGCCTCCCTTGCCCTGCACCGGGTTTACAACTTCATGATGTTGGGGGTAGAGGCCAACCTGTTTCAACGCTTGCTCATCAAAGAATTCGACGCTGCCGCCAAAAGTGCAGGTATACCACTGCCGGTACGGGGGATAGTCAATCACCTGAACAAGGAAATTCGGGTAGCGGGACTGTCCCCCCTGGTGGAACGGGGCCAAATCAAGTTTCGGCAAGGGCACTCAGATCAAGACCTGTTGATAGAGCAGCTTTCTTATTTCCCGAACAAATCCTTTCACGATGATGGTCCTGACGCCCTGGAAGGGGCTGTACGGCTGGCAACCTCCTATGCCCTACCCCTGGTAGACGTGATGGTAGTCCCTGACTGGCGTTCCTATCGGCCGGGTGGATACAAGGAATACACCAGTTATGAAGGAGTGATCCATTGAACCTTGTTACCCGGATTAAGAACGCCTTTACTGCCTTTCGTGAGGGGCCTTCGATAGTCGATCTTGACGATAACCAGTGGAGTGCAATAACTGGTGATTCTTCCCGGGACCTGACGCCCTTTCTCAATGACCGTGCGCAGCAAATAGCCTACTTTCTATTTGAACGCAACCCCATGGCGAAGCGCATGATCAACATGACTGCTGAGTATATCATTTCAGAAGGGGTAAAGACCGAAGCGGAAGACAAAGAGTTGCAGGATTTTCTTGACGATTTTCAGAGTCTCAATGACATGGAAAGTCGCCTGGAAGATTATTGCAAGGAACTTGGACTTTGGGGCGAGCAATGTTTTCAGGCTTTTGTCAATCAGACGAATGGCCGCACCCGCCTGGGTTACCATGACCCGGGGACCATCAAAGACGTGATTCTGAACAAAGAAAACGTCCTCCAAATCGACAAGATCATCCTCCGGGGCAACCCGGAACGCACCCTGGCACCGGTAATCAAGTTGGACCTGGGACAACCTGAGGGCGTCAACGGGTCTTCCTATGTGGGCGACACCTTCTTCTTCAAGGTGAACTCGGTAATCAAGGCCTCCCGGGGAAGATCGGACCTTTTTGCTGCTGCCGACTTCTTCGATCTGGTGAGCCAGTTCGTCTTCTCCCGGGGGGAACGGTCCATTTTCGGCAACGCCTGGATGTGGGACTGCCAAGTGGACAATGCCAGTCAAGTCGAGATCGAAGCCCTGGCAAAAAAGGTAGGTGTACCGAAACCGGGTTCAGTGCGGATGCACAACGAAAAGACCAAGTGGACGACGGTAGCCCCGGACCTCAAGGCGCACGACGCTTCTTATGATGCAAAGTTGCTCAAGAACTACTGCCTGGGTTCTCAGGGATATCCTGAGCACTTCTTCGGGTCCGCTGAGGACGTGAACAAGGCCGTGGCCAGCGAAATGCACGAGCCGATCGTGAAGATGCTCACCCGGCGCCAGTTGTTCATCAAAGGGCAGTGGAAAAAGATTCACGACTTCGTTATCGACAAGGGTATTGCTTATGGTTCTCTGCGGCCGAACATCAACCGAACCTACGATCTTTATTTCCCGGAACTCTCTGCGGCCGATATGCAGAAAGCTGGCCTGACCATGCTTTACCTGGCGCAATCCCTGGCCATGGCAGAAAAACGGGGTTGGATCGATGGCAAGAAGGCAGCAAAGGTTTACTGCGGGGTGGCCTCCACCTTCGGGCCGAACATTGAGCCGGAAGAAAACCCGCAACCGCTCCCGGACGAGAAACAACCGAAAGACGAAAAACCTCCCAAGGTACAGGTGGTAAAATGAAAACCAAAAAAGTAGGTAGTCAGAATCGATCTGCCAAATGTTTTGCTTATGTCCCCGATCCGGAAAGTCCTGATACCTGGAAACTACCGATCTACAATACCGATGGTTCGGTAGATAAAGACCGGCTCCCCCTGGCCTATGCTGCTATGACCTCGAACTATCGAGGTAAAGCGGCGCAGGTGCCCTCATCGGCCCGAGCCGGGGTCATGGCCAAAATCAAGTCAGCCTACAAAAAAGCTGGTATGGAATATCCAGGATCGAAATCTCAAAGTGAAGCTTCTTCTTTAACTGATCTTTTTGTTGAAGGTGAAGTCCTCGATCTGATCGAAGCCAAGGAAGGTGAAGTTGCCGGGCGCTCTTGGGACGTGGTGCTCATCCGCCCGGGAAAATCCAAGAACCAGACCTACTACCCTGAGACGGTTCTACGGAAAGCTGCTCACCTGTTTGAAGGGGCCCCGGCTCTGGACCGCTCGGATGATGAACATAATTGGGACACAAATAGATCAGTGAAAAATATTGTCGGTATCTACTCGGAAGTCACTTACAGGGAGGGTGCCCTGCGTGGGAAACTCAATATCCTGGAAGATGGCGCCTGGATGCACGACAAGATGATGGAGGCCCGGGTATTGGGCAGTAAAGACCTTTTTGGCCTGTCCATTGTAGCCGGGGGGACCGCCACCATCAAGAAACACAACGGCGAAATGGTCCGCATGGTTGAATCTATCGACCGGGTATCATCTGTCGATCCTGTCATTAACCCTGCCGCAGGAGGCCGGTTTGTAAAACTGGCTGCGGCCGAAAACGCCTCTCTGGAAGGAGAAATCGAGATGCTGAAATCGTTACTGAAACTCATCGAAGCCAAACGGCCCGACCTGCTTAAGGGGAAGGACCTGGAGGCTATCACCGAAACCGAGATCATGGCCCTGGCCGACCAGTGCATGCTCACCGAAGCGGAAATCACCGCGGCCAAGGAGCCTCCCAAGAAGGAACCGGAACCCAAGAAGGTTGATCTCACCGAAGCGGAAACCCGGATCGCCGAAGCCGAAAAGCGTTTCACCTGCCGGATGCTCCTGGTTGAGAAACTGGCCGAGTGCAAACTGCCTCCGGCAACCGTGATCCGTATCCGGGCGAACTTCGACGGCAAGACCTTCACTGAGGCCGAACTGGACGCCGGGATCAAGGCCGAACGGGACTACCTGGCCCTGTTTGCCGGGGGTGGCCAGGTGCAGGGCGCCGGGGGGCAGACCGAAATCACCCTCGATGACTCCAAACGCAAGATTGCTGCTCTGGACGGTTTCTTTATGAAAGCCGGCCAGAAAGTTGGCAACGAGATCGTGCCCCCCTTCCGGTCCTTCCGGGAGGCCTACCAGGACATCACTGGTGACAAATATCTCACCGGCCGGGTGGCAGATGCCATCAACCTGCGCCACATGGCTGAGGCCCGGTTCCCAGAACAGATGGGTCACTTTGCTGAATCAATGATCTCCAGCACCTTGAATACCATGTTGGGGGACTCCATCACTCGGAAGATGATCGCTGATTACCGGATGCCCGGCCTGGACGAGTGGCGGGCAATCATCAGCGACATCGTGCCGGTTATGGACTTTCGCACCAACCGGCGTGAGCGCATGGGTGGGTACGGCGACTTGGCCGCAGTAGCTGAGCGTGGCGATTACCTTTCCATGACTTCCCCCGGTGACGAGGAAGCGACCTATGCGATCAGCAAACGGGGTGGCACGGAAGACATCACCCTGGAAATGATTGCCAACGACGACATCGGTGCTGTCCGCCGCATCCCGACCCTCCTGGCCATGGCAGCGAAATCCACCTTGTGGAACTTCGTAATGGCCTTCCTGACCGACAACCCGACCTGTACTTACGACTCGACATTGCTGTTCGATGCCGCCAGTCACAAGAACTACTCCGCTTCCGGTTTGCCCCTCTCGGCAGCCGGCCTGAACGCCGTTCGGTACGCCATGCGGAGTCAGGCAGCTTACGGGAACGCAACACAAATCTTGGGTCTGGTGCCCCGGGTCCTCCTGATTCCGAATGAACTGGAAGACCTGGCCAACAAACTCTGCACCGCCCCGGTCAGCACCCTTGGCATCGGCACCGCGGCCCAGGAAACCTCCGACATGCCGAATCTCCACAAGGGGATCAAGGTGGTAGTGGTGGACAACTGGACCAATGCCACCGACTTCTACGTCGTGGGTGATGTGGGTCTGTGCCCCACCATCGAAATTGGTTTCTTCCAGGGCCGCGAAGAGCCCGAACTGTTCTCGCAAAGTCAGCCTGAGCAGGGTTCGATGTTCATGGCCGACAAACTGACCTGGAAGATCCGCCACATCTACGGCGGGGGCATCCTGGATCACCGGAATATGTACTACTCCAACGTCTAACGCTAACCCGGGGGCCTCCGGGCCCCTTTGAAGGAGAACCATCATGGCAAAATTCTTAGGTGCTGATCGTATGGTAGGGTTCAAAGTCCCTGCCTACCTGGGGGCCCTGGCCTCTGGCGCCACCAATACCGACCAGGAAGTCGCCCGGTTCGTAGCGCCGCATGACATGAAACTGGCCGCGGCCTACGCTCTATTCATCGCCGCCTTGACCGGGGCTGATACACAAAATATCAAGTTCACCATCGTCAACCTCGGTACAGCTGGAGTTGGCACAACCGAAATGGCTGCCCTGGATTTTGAAGGGACCGCGATTGCGATCGCGGCCATGGCGCCCAAGGCCTTTACCCTGGAAGCCACCACCGTTGCCAACCTGCTTATCTCGGCAGGGGAAGCGATCTCGGTGAAAGCTGTCCACCAGGGGACCGGCCAGGCCTACCCCATCGGCAGTTTCTTTGCCCATTTCACCTTGCAGTAATCAACCGATCACTGATTACAAACAAGGGATGATTAACCCGAGGGCTGCGATGAATGACGGAGGGATACGCAAACCTCCCCCCATTTTTAAAAGAAAGGGACACGATGATTCGATGCCTAAATTTAGGGTGTGGAGACAACATCAGGCCCTCCACCGGAGAAGTAACCTGGATCAACCTGGACCGGGAGGCCCGGACCGGCGTGGATATTGCGGCCGACCTGGAGCAAGGTCTTCCGCAGTTTGAATCCGAGTTGTTTGACTTCGTGGTGGCCCTGCATGTCCTGGAGCATATTCACAACTTCTTGCCCTTAATGCGGGAGATTCATCGTGTTCTCAAGCCTGGGGGAACTCTGGTAATCAAAGTGCCGGAGTTCCCATGCCGGGCTGCTGTAGCCGACCCTACACATGTCCGCAATTTCGTGCCCGAGAGCTTTTTCCACTTTGTCGCTCATCATGGGTTCGATACCGGGGGAATGACCGGCATGTTTCAACTGGCCTGGCTCGAAAGTGAAGCTCACGATCGAATGGTTTTGGACCGGGGAGTGATCGGGTCCTATTTTACCGAACTTCACTGCGAACTTATCAAGGTGGCGGCATGAAATACCTTCTCCTTCGAGGCGGCAAAGGCATTGGCGACCTGTTGTTCACCACTCCCATTCCCCGGCTATTAACAGAAGAAGGGCACACGGTAGACGTGGCGATCTATCCGCAAAACGAGGCTGTTTATCGCCATAACCCTTATATTGACAAACTGATTCTCTACCCCGATGACGAGGGATATTTAGACTGGAAAGAACAGGTCGAAAAGGATTACAAACAGATCATCTACCTTGGCATGACCTTAGAGAAAAAATATCTGCATCGGACTGATGGGTTTTTTGGCCCGATCCCCTCCTTGGAGGAGCGCCGGGCGGCGGCTGCCGGCCAGAATTATATCGACGAGACTATCCGGGCAGCCGGGTTTAGCGTCAATGGCAAGCATTACCGACCCGAACTTTATCAGTCAGAAAAAGAAACTGCTATTTTGGAAAGGTATCGTCGGGAACTCTCTGCCGATGGCCGCAAGATCATTTTTTGGAATATCCTCGGGTCAACGAAGAACAAAACTATCGTGCGGGGGTTCAAATACATCGAACAGGTCTTGGCCCGGGTGCCAGACTCAATTCACTGGATTTTAACCGGTTATCAGATCAACGCCGCCAACATGCCCCAGGACTCCCGGGTAAAACAAGCCAACTGGGACCTCAGGACCTCCATGTTGCTCACGCAGTTGGCGGACGTGGTGATAGGGCCGGAATCAGCCCTTGTGAACGCTGCCGGGGCCTACGACACCCCCAAGGTGATCTTCTATTCGCACTCAGCCCCTGAAAACCTGGGAGTGAACTACCTGAACCATTACCCAATCTGTCCATCATGTGACTGTCATCCATGCTACTTACTCACTTTGAATTGGTTTGACGTTTGGAACTCGGTTGCCCGGAAATTAGCAAGAAACCAGGACCTGGCTTGCCGGTTCAAGCAAACAGGCGACCCTTATCGTTCACTCGGATACCATTGCACCTGCACCTTGCCAGAACAGGAAATTATTGACACGATTGTCAAAATTTTGACATAGGGAGATCATCATGCTCTACGAACCGATCTATGAATTGGACCCCGGGGCTTATGAGAAATTGACCGTGAGTACAGCAGTGGTCACCCCTGCCGCCGTCACCTTAAAACCGATCTCGGGAATTTTTGCCGGGCTCCAGGCCAAGGCCATTATGATCACTGTTGAGGGCACCGCCGCCAAAGGCATCCGGTTCAAGCAGGACGGGGGGGTGGTCTCGGCAACTGACGGCCACCTGCTTCTCACTGGCGATGTTCTGGTTGTCGCCGGCCTCCGGGCCTTGGCCAACCTGCAATTCATCCGTGCGAGTGATGCCGATAATGTCATTCACATGACCGCCTATTTCTAAAGGGAGACCACCATGATTCAACGTCGTGCAGGGGAAACCACCCCCACAGATCAGGATATTACCGCAACCTTTAAGAAGATCCAAAAGATAATCCCGGTGGACCAAGTTGCTACCATCACTCAGGCACGGGACAGTATCGGCGGGCTTCTGGGCATTTGTCTGGCTCTTTACGATGCCTGGCAAAAGTTAGACCTTGCTGTTTCTGTGGACTCCAAACAAAAAGAATTGGCAGTTTCGATTTCAACTCTCCAGGAAGCCAAAGAAGGTCTGGCAAAGACTTTGGAAATTGCCAAGGCCGACCACTCGGTTGCCATAACCACTCTTGCCGACGAACTGGAAACCAA